CGATGCGATGCTGGCTGCGATGCTGGCTGCCATCGCGGTGCAGGCCAAGTCGGCGCAATGGGCGAAGGACGGCGGGCAGTACATCCCGCACCCGACCACATGGCTGAACGAGGGCCGGTGGCAAGACGACGCTGGCGGAAACGCGAAGGCAGAAACCAGCCGTCCGCAATGGGCTCTCGACGCTGGTTTCCCCACCGTGTGGGAGGCAGAAAACGCGCTTTGCTTCGAGCGCAACGCCCACGAATTCCGTGACGGCAAGCGGATCGGAGTCGCAGCGTGAACGCCGCCGAACTTTCGCAGCGCATGGCGTCCGAGGCCGCGTCAATCGCGCAGTACCTGCTGCCGAAAGGCAAGCGCCAGTCTGGAGAGTGGAAGGCCGGGAGCACTGGCGGCGAGGAAGGCAAGTCTCTGTCGGTGCGGCTGTCTGGTGCCAAGGCGGGTGTGTGGGCTGACTTCGCCAGCGGCGAGGGGGGCGACCTGCTCGATTTGTGGATGGCCGTTCGCGGCTTGTCCATTTCGTCGGCCATGTCCGAGGCGATGCAGTACTTGGGCATCCGCGACACCATGCCGGAAAAGCCCGCACAGCCGTTCAAGCGGCCCGCCAAGCCTTCCGGTCAAGCTGCCAAGGCTGGCGCGATGGAATGGCTGCAAAAGCGCGGCCTGACGCCTGAAACCATCGCCGCGTTCAAGATCGCCGAACAACTGCGGGACGGCAAAACCTACGCGCTGTTTCCGTACCTGCGCGACGGCGAACTGGTGAACGTGAAGTACCGCAACGTCGCAGAAAAGCGCGACATGCGGCAAGAGGGCGGCGCAGAGCCCTGCCTGTTCGGCTGGCACCTGATCGACCCGAAAGCCCGCACCGTAGCAATCTGCGAAGGCGAGATCGACGCAATGACGTTGCACCAGGTCGGCATTCCAGCGCTGTCGGTCAATGCCGGGGCAGGGAATCACCAATGGATTGAAAACGACTGGTCACGGCTGGATCGGTTCAGCGAAATCCTGATCTTTTTCGACAACGACGAATCGGGCGAAAAAGGAGCCAGGGAGGTGATGCACCGCATCGGCGCTGAACGATGCAAGCGGGTGATTCTCCCAGCCAAGGACGCGAACGAGTACCTGCTGTCGGGTGCTGACGGCTCCGATTTCTGGGAGTGCGTCAAGACGGCGAAACCGCAAGACCCGGAAGAACTGAGACAGGCCAGCGACTTCATTGATCGCGTGAAGGCCATGTTCTACCCGGCCCATGGCGACGAGCGCGATCCGGTTTTACGGCTGGATCGGGATGTTGAATGGTTCGAGTTCCGCACCGGAGAACTCACGGTCTGGACGGGCTACAACGGCCACGGCAAGAGCTTGATGCTGTCGCAGATTCTGCTGGGCCTGATGCAGCAAGGCGAGCGCGTGGTGGTGTTTTCGGGCGAGATGACGCCTGAGCGCCAGTTGAAGCGGGTCGCCAAGCAGGCCGCCGGCCTTGACCGCCCGACGATGGGCTATCTCGACGCCATCGGACGTTGGTTGCATGACAAGATGTGGCTGTTCAACGTGGTCGGCAGCGCCTCAATTGAGCGCTTGTTGACGGTGTTTCTGTACGCCAGCAAGCGGTACGGAACCCGGCACTTCGTCATTGACAGTTTGATGATGACGGACGTTCCCGAGGATGGCGCAGGGGCGATGACAGCGCAGAAAGAGGCCGTCAGAAAGCTGTGCGACTTCGCCAAGCGGAACAACTGCCATATCCACCTTGTCGCCCACCCACGCAAAGGCGTTGACGAAAGCAAAGGGCCGGGAAAGTTGGACGTTGCCGGGAGTTCCAAGATCACCGATGGCGCAGACAACGTGTTCACCGTTTGGAGCGCCCGCCGGGATGAGTCAAAGGAAGTCGATCCCGACGAACCAGACGCACGCCTGGAACTGCAAAAGCAGCGCAACGGCGATATGCAGCACTACAGCTTGAAGCTGTGGTTCAACAAATCGGCTCAGCAGTTTTGCACCTACAGCCGCCGACAGCCGGTGGCTTATGTGGACTACAGCGCAAGCGGTGCTGTGGAGGCTGTTTGACCCCATGCGACGAAATGGCACAAGACATCGCCGCGAAAGCGCGAATGCCCGGCTGGTGGCAGTACGCGCGCGCGCAAGCGCGGGAATGCGAGGCCGACGATTCCGGCGTCTACGTGGGGCTGCTGGCGAAGGTACGCGCGCTGCTGGGCGACTTCCGGCCATCACCGGAGGAAGCGAAGGAATGGCACATCGATTTGAGCCTGGAAGAGCGCATTGCGCTGGCAGCGCAGGAAAGACAAGGACTGAGCCGTGAACGAAGTTATGAAGAGGATAGAAAACCTGAGCCACGAAGACGGCGACTGCCGGATATGGGACGGGTGCGTGTCGGGTAATGGCACACCGAAGATGTCTGCATTCAAGCAAAAGAATCTCACCGTGCGCCGCGTAGTCGCTGAACTGCACGGCCACAAGATCGCCGGGAAGATCGTCACCAATACCTGCGGGAATCGGCTGTGCGTCGCGCCTGAGCATGTGCTGGTTGTGAACCATTCTCAGCAGGGCAAGCTGAATGCAGAGCGCACCGGGTTTGCCAGCAAGATCAGCCGCAGGGCCAAGATCAGTGCATCGGCCAGGAAGCGCGCCAAGCTGACGCTGGAAGCAGTCGAGGACATACGGCACGGCCCCGGCACAGTTGAGGAAAAGTGCGCCCGGTACGGAATCGCCAAGGCAACAGCCATTCGCATTCGGGCGTACAAAACGTGGCAGGACTACAGCAGCCCATGGGCAGGGATGGGAGCGCGATGAACTGCCCCAAGTGCCACAAGCCAATGAAACGCGGCTCCGTCGCTGACGTGCGATGGAGGAAGGGCTACGTGTACCGCCGCCGTGAATGCGGGTACTGCGGGCATCGGGTGACAACCAAAGAGCAGATTGTGGAGGGAAAGAAATGACCGAAGACAGCATGAAGCCCTACGTCATCGTGGCAATTGTCCACTCAGTGAACGACCGGCAATACGCCACCGAAGCCGACGCGATAGAGGATGCGATGGCCCTTGCCGAGAGCAGCGGGTACACGTACCACGTCTTCAAGGTGTGCGGGACGGCTGTTTGCCACAAGAAGGCGGAATGGATGGGTGTGTGAATGAGTTGGCACTTTTCGCTGGGGCTGGCGGAGGAATACTCGGCGGCAAGCTGCTCGGGTGGCGCACTGTGTGCGCCGTTGAGTGGCAGCCATACGCTATTGGGATTTTGCTCCAGCGACAAAACGATGGAATTCTTTCGCCGTTCCCGGTCTGGGATGACGTTCGAACCTTTGACGGAAGACCGTGGAGAGGCGCTGTTGACGTTGTTTCTGGCGGATTCCCATGCCAAGACATCAGCGCCGCAGGCAAGGGCGCAGGCATCAACGGCGAGCGCTCCGGCCTGTGGCGGGAAATGGCAAGGATTATTGGCGAGGTACGACCCCGTTTCGTGCTCGTGGAAAACTCCCCAATGCTCACTCTTCGTGGACTCGGAACCGTGCTTGGAGACTTGGCCTCGATGGGGTTCGATGCGGAATGGGGAGTGCTGGGAGCGAATGCCATTGGCGCAAACCACAAGCGAGAGCGAATCTGGATTTTGGCCCACACCAACGCACGGCCCGCGCGATGCGAGCTGCACGATGGAGACAGCACTTAAATGGAACGGAATAGCGAAGCAGGACTCTTTGAGCTTTGCGGTGGCCCGCGAAGAAAAAGCCGAAGGTCGACACATCCCGCATGGGCAACTGAACCCGCCGTGGGTAGAAAAGTTGATGGGCTGGCCTGACGATTGGACTTCGCTGCAACCCATAAGCCATGTTAAAATGTGCTTTTGGCTTATGGGTATGCACAATGAAACGGAAACCGGAAGAAGCGAAGTTCTGCGAGTGCTGCGGATCGGAGATGCAGCGCAAGAGATTCAACGGGAGATTGGAAGACCTGTCGGTGTTCATGAAGCGGCGCTTCTGCTCGCTGAGTTGTGCGAACACGAGAACCGACCTGACGAAGCACGGGTATTCATGGCGTGCGCGCAAGCACTTGAAGAAGAAGTGCGAGGCGTGCGGCTATGCGAGGGCGCTACAGGCGCACCACATCGACCAAGACAAGGCGCACAACGAGCCGGAGAACATTCAGACTTTATGCAAGCACTGTCACGACTTCTGGCACACCACGGCAAAGCGTATTGGCAGGACGGTCGCTGGGAGGATGCCACGCCTCGCGTAGCTCATGGGCTGGCCCATCGGGTGGACAGACTTCGCGCCCTTGGAAATGGACAAGTTCCAGGAGTGGTGGCGGCTGCATGGCGAATGCTTGACGTGTGGAGCTGATGCATGAAAAAGTGCAAAGTCTGCCGAGCGCCTTTCGAGCCGCGCCTACCCATGGCGCAGGTTTGCTCAATCGACTGCGCCAGCTCCCTTGCTGTCTCCGTCCGTGGCAAGGCTGAGAAACAAGCCGCCATCAAACAGCGTCTGGCAGATCGTGAGCGCAAGGAGAGGCTCAAGACGCGCCGGGATTGGGAGCGTGAAGCCCAGGCCGCATTCAATGCCTTCATCCGTGCTCGGGACGCCGACAAGCCCTGCATTTGCTGCGGCCTGCCGCTGGCCGCTGGGGATGTGGGCGGCAAGTATGACGCCGGCCACTACCGCAGCACTGGCAGCGCGCCGCATCTGCGTTTCCATGAAGACAATTGTCACGCACAGCGAAAGCAGTGCAACCGCTGGGGCGCAGGCCGGGCCGTCGATTACCGCCCGGGGCTGATCGCGCGTATCGGGCTGGCGCGGGTTGAGGCGCTGGAGGCCGACCAGGAGCCGCGCAAGTACACGGCTGACGAACTGCGGGCCATCCGGGATTTGTACCGCGCGAAGCTGCGTGATCTGGTAAAGGAGCGGGCCAATGTCTGAGCGCCTAACCCTGCGCTGGTGGGAGCCGGTACAAGCCCACGCATCCATGCGTGACGTGCTGTGGCCGTGGACAAAGCCGCGCCTGATCGTTCCGCGCGCCCGCTCACTGATTGTTGTAGCGCGCGAGGAAACTCGCAGCGACCTGCAAAACAACTGGATTCACGCAGCGTTCGGGGATGTTGCGAAGCAGGCCCAGTGGATGAACCGCAGGCTCGCGCCGGTGCAGTGGAAAACGCTTTTCGTGTCCGGGCACGCCATGGCTACTGGACTGGGTGCCGACGTTATCCCGGGCCTTGAGGGCGAATTCGTGAACATCCGCGAATCGACGGCGCAAATGAGCCGGGCGCGGTGTGCCAGTTTGCAGACGTACATGCAGGCCTGGTGCGCTGAACACGACGTGGCGCTACGCGATGCGCGGCAATGGGAAATCAATCCAGAGACGGGGGAAATATCATGAACGGTCTTTCATACGATTTGACTGAGCGCCTGAAGATGGCGGCGAAGCAGCTTCAAGACGTGCTGAACGAATGCGGCGAATATGTGGATGCCGAGATCGTCAGTTGCGTGGTTTCATCCATGGGAGGAAAAGATCGAGCAATTTTCCGCGTTCAGATCACCTACAGGGAGGAAATCACTTGAACGAATCGCGCACCATCGACGAGCAATACACCAGCGCCGGCAACGCCGATGATTTGACCGTCACGTCAGAACGGCGCACCGATGCGGATGTGCTGATCGCCAGCGGCTGGACACCGGGCCTGCTGGGCGGCGTGCTGATGCGACTGCACAGTGAATGGGACGGCGCGGCAAAGAAGCGGCACATGGATGAAACCGAGGCATTCTTGCTGTTCAGCCAACTCAAAACCCTGCGCCGTGCCGTGGATGGTGTTGCAGCCTGGGCCGAACGCAAGGGCCACAAGGAGCCGCGCACGCTGGCCAATGCGGTGCTGATCTACTGGCTACATGACAACTGCCAGCCGTGCCTGGGGCGTGGGCACGAGGTGATCCACGGCTCCCCGGTACTGGGCCGTCAGTGCCGCAAGTGCGGTGGGAGCGGCAAACGCAACCCACCGGCAGGCGAGATGGGCAAGGCGGCGCTGAACATGATGGACGAATGTATCCACGTCGCGCGACAGTCCATGCGATTGCGTTTGCGAAACATGCTGTAGTACAATTCCCGTACCGATGGCATTGGCAACGAGTCGGCCAATAGCGCGGTGAATCTCTGTCGAATGGCTGGCGGTTGCCACGTAGGCGCCACCGGAAGCTAGCGATGGATGAACTCGCCCTGAAGAATCACAAGCCCCTGCTGGAAATCGCCGGGGTTTTTGTTTTGCCCAGCTCTACGCCAGCACCTGCACTCCGGCCGCCAGGCCACGCAACAGGCGCACCTGGGCCACGTTTCAGCCTGCCGTCACGGGCAAAGCAACGGCGGCAGCAAGCGACGTAGAACAGCGCGAACCTACCTCCTGGGCACGCGGGCGGGCGCTTGCGACTATTGAGGTGAGCATGGCCTACGACAACACAGACGGGCGGCTAAGAGGCAGGAAGCTACAAGCCGCACGGCTGCGCATATGGAGCAACAACCCGCACTGTGCACGCTGCGGCAAGCTGGTTGCATTCCCGCATGGCTTCGAGCTTGACCACATCACGGCCCTGCACAAAGAGGGCAGCACGAACGACGACGACAACCTTCAAGTGCTGTGTGTTGAGTGGCCGTCGCCAGGTGTGAAGGCCGGATGCCATGTGAAGAAAAGCGCGGTCGATATGGGCTACGCGGTTCGTGCTCAGTTCGATGCAGCAGGACGTGTAATCTGGTAAGCGCCGTGTTAAAATGACGACGCCCACATAGTGCTACTAACACTGTGCAGGCGTCTAACCACATCAACCTGTACGAGAGGTCAAAGATGGCTGACGCGGAGTATAAGCGCCTTGTATCTATTTCATGCGCCTGTGGCGAACCCATCGCCCAGCCGCGCACAGTAGGTAGGAAACGGAAGCATTGCAGTGACTACTGCAAAGACAAAGCAGCAAACAGGGTGCTAAGGCGCGCCGGAGTTCGGGAGTTTGTATGCGCAGGGTGCGGTAAGCACTTTGATGCGGCCATCGAATCCACCTACTGCGGCTCAAAATGCCGGGCAGCGGCTTCATTCGTGAAGCAAAAAGAGTTGGCGCGTGCAGCCCACAACAAGACAGTGAAGCCGATCACATGCTTGGGCTGTGAGGCCTTGTTTAGCCCGTTGTACGGCTACTTCACAAGGGCGACGCGTTGCTCTGTATGTGTGGAGGCAACTGCTGCCACGGCAGCTTCTGCGCGCCGTAGAGCAAGGCTGAGATCGGCCGCTGTTGAGGTGGTTGATAGATTGGTTGTATTCGCCCGAGACAAGTGGCGCTGCGCCCTATGTGGTGTGCGGACTATCGAGAGGCCATACATGCCCAACTCTGCTGAGTTAGATCACATTGTCCCGCTTGCGTTGGGTGGCGTGCATTCATACGCGAACACGCAATGCGCATGTCGCAGGTGCAATGGCGCTAAGGGTGCCAAAGCCAAGGGGCAAACGCTTTTATTCGGTTGAGGGCGGGGGGGGGATTCAAAGTCTAGGACCTCCACGCTGGAAAC